CCCGACCATTTTGACCGCACCCGCATTGCCACCGTTCTCGACGAGATCGAACTGGCCCTGCTGGAGGAGCGCGAGATTCACTGCAGCACCTCAGCCGACAGTTTCACGATCACGATTGTGGTGCCAACTCTCCAGCTGGTGGATGTGGCGACCTGCTTGAAAGGCATTGGCCTGATCTAACCTCGCGCACCCGCAACCCAGATGGCCTCGAAGAGCCGACGCAGCAAGAACGATCTTGCCAGGCTTACGATTGTGAAAATCCCTCCCATGGCGAGGTTTTGACCCAACGTTGTTTGCAGTCCAAAGATCGGAAAGATCAGGATCTGCGTCACGACGGCGACGCCATAACCGACGATCACGTTCGCGACCGACTCGACCAACGACATGAGGCGAGACTGTTTCATGCAGCCTCGCGCTCAGATTTCAGGGCATCGAACGTCTGCTCGCCGCCTTCAAGAATGGCCTGCTTGCCTGTGAATTTCTGCCAACGCGCGACCGCCACATCGACGTAAGCCGGGTTCAGCTCAATGCCGTAACAGACCCGTCCAGTCGTTTCGGCCGCGATCAGTGTGGTGCCGGATCCCATGAAGGGCTCATAGACCGCCTGACCCGGGCTCGAGTTGTTCAGGATCGGCCGCCGCATGCATTCGACCGGCTTCTGAGTGCTGTGGACGGTTTTCTCGTCCTGATCTTTGTTGGCAATCTGCCAAAGCGTGGTCTGCTTGCGGTCCCCCGCCCAGTGCCCCTTGCCGGACTTGCGCACGGCATACCACGCGGGCTCGTGCTGCCAGTGATAATCCCCGCGGCTCAGAACCAGCCGGTCCTTGGCCCAGATGATCTGGGACCGGATGGTGAAGCCTGCGACTTCGAGACTTTCCGCGACCGTCGCCGCGTGCAGCGCCCCGTGCCAGACATAGGCGACATCGCCGGGGAACAGAGCCCAGGCTTCGCGCCAGTCAGCGCGGTCATCATTCAGCACCTTGCCGGTGCGTTTTGTCTTGGCCGCGCCAGCCTGGTTACGCCAGCTCGGATCGTATTCCACACCGTACGGTGGATCGCTGACAAGCAATAGCGGCTTTACGCCGTTCAGCACTCTCTCGACATCCGTGGCGACCGTGCTGTCGCCACAGAGCAGCCGGTGGTTGCCGAGGATCCAGAGATCGCCCGGGCGGCTGACCGGATCTGCAGGAGCTTCCGGAACATCGTCCTCGCCCTCCTGATGGCCGGCGCCGTCCTTAAGGCTGGACATCAGCGCGTTCAACTCGTCGTCTGTGAAGCCAGTCAGCCCGAGATCGAAATCAGCCTCCAGCAGGTCGGCCAGTTCGAGGTTCAGCAGGTCCTTGTCCCATTCGGCATTCTCGCTGGAGCGGTTATCCATGATCCGGAAGGCGCGCGCTTGGCTGACGGTCAGCCCCTTGGCGACATGCACCGGCGCGGTCTTGAAGCCGAGCTTGCGGGCCGCTTCCAGCCGCGTGTGCCCAGCGAGAACCACCATCGCCTCGTCGACAACGATAGGCTGGCGCCACCCGAATTCCTGGATCGAGGCCGCGACCGTCGCGATTGCCTGCTCGTTGCGGCGCGGGTTACGCGCATAGGGAATGATCTGCTCGAGCGGCAGGTCGACGACGTCCATGGTGATGTCCTTGGGAAGCCAACGAAGCGAAATGGGGTCCGATCCCCATTTCGGTTCAGGCGGGTTTTGTCAGGCCATCAGGCCTTTGTTTTCTTGGGGTTCGCTTCGAAGCGAAACGAAACGGGTGTTTTCAGGGGTGTCACTGGGAAACCCTCGGGCCTCGCCCCCCCGAATACGGTTACAAACAGGAGGGACCCGTTCAATTTCAATGGGTTACGCGGCACAACATTTTGAACGGAGACTGTTTTTTCAGAAAACTGGTCACCATTTGCACCGCTTCGAAACGCCCCCACCCACGCCCGCACCTCTCGACTTACCACCCACATACCGACGAGACAGCAAAAGTGTCTGGCAGTTTTTTTCATCAATGCGATTTTTTTTCAGAGCGCCGGATCGTCGGCACGCGCGAGGTCAATCACCTGCTGCATCGAGAGGTGCTGGCTGACGTTACGACGGTTCAGCTTGTGTGCAATCAGGCAGAGACCAAAGACCCAGTGGTGATGCGCAGAGGACCGCTGCAGACCCACGGTCCGGCACACCTCCCGCCAGCGATAGCCATAGGCGCGCAGCCAGACGATCTGGCCATCGATGGGCTCCAGCCCCGCCGTCCAGGTCAGCGTCTCCTCCATCCGGCTGATGGCGGCGGGCGACGGGAGCACCCGCATGGACTTCGGTTCTTGGCCCACCTTATCGGCAAAGCTCTGGACTACTTCCGGCCAGGTGCTGAAATACCCCGAAAGCCGCGGCTCAGGCAGCCGCTTGAGAACGAAAGCTGCTTCCGAGAGGCGGGCCTCGACCAGCTTTGGTGTCCAGGCGCTCATCGCTTCGTCCCCTTTTTCCTCTTGCCGTAGAGCTTTTCACCGAGCTGGCGGACGAGTTCGCGCTCGGGCCAGGTCAGACGGTCATCGTCGATGCTTACCGCGAGCAGCCCCGTCTCGCGCCAACCGTCGCGCTTGACTTGGTCGGGGCCGCGGCGATCGCCGCCATAGCCAGGGAGATGCCACCGCATGGCTTTCATCGGCACACCTCCGGGAAAAGAGCCGCATAGCCGATCACATCGATGAGGCTGTCCTCGTGCCCCGGGTCATGGGAGAGCCGAACTAGCTTCAGATCGATCATGCAAAGGACAACCTGCGTTGCCGACACGGGGCGTCCGAGCGTGATCGACCAGCGTGCAGCAATCGCCGCGAAGGCCGCATCCGCTGCGCCATAGGCTTGACCTCGGTCTTCAAGGATAGCAGCCGCTTTATCGAGTAGCACGGCGCTCATGCGACACCGCCTTGGGTCTCCAAGGCCCAGTGCAGGATCGCGATGGCATCGGCCTCGTTGTCGTCTTTGGGGCTGTAGCCGCGGGATCGGGCTGCCGCGATCATCGCCTCTTTGGGCGCGTTGCCCTTACCGGTCGCATGACGCTTAATGGTGCCGACAGGCACGCCTTGGTAGGGCACGCCCCGCAACTCGGCCCAGCTTGTCAGGGACGCCATCAAGCCGCCGTAGACATGCGCCGCATCGGTCCCGAGGTGACGCCGCACCTCTTCGAAATAGATCGCCTCAATCGGGCCAGACAGGCGGTCGATCTCGGTGACCCAGTTCGTGAACCGGAGATAACGCATACCGCCGCCGTCATAGCGCCCAGGCTTGAAGCTGGCCGTGCCGCTCGTGATCAGGCCGTCGAAGCCGCACAGCGCCCAGCCAGTGGTCGTCCCAAGATCGAGGGCAAGAATTGACTTGGCTTGTGCAGAGGGTGTGACGGATGCAGCGGATAGTTCACTATCACCGTTACACGTGCGCGCATGTGCGCGCGTGACGCCTATATAGGGGGAACCCGTCACATCCGTCGCAGCCTTTGTTTCATTGGTCATTGCAGTCCCCCGCAAATAGGTCAGAGTTGTTGTCGCAAAGCTTGATCCCGAGGAAGCCGCGGGCCTTACGGGTGTTTTCGCGGGTGAACCCCTTGGTGCTCAGCGTCTCGGAAAAGCGCTTCATTGAGCCGGCATATTCCCCGTTTGCCTCGGCCCAAGCCTTCCAGCTGTTGAAGAGATCAGTGGACCCCGCCCAGAAAGCCTTGTTGCCAGTCTCGCAGCGCTCCTCGATCCAGCGTCCAAGGGCGTCCTCAGCCTCGAAGTAATCCTCGGTGGCGGCCATCACGGCGGGCGGCGGGCGCAGGCCATGCTGTTGCCACTCCAGACAGCCCTGCAGCGCCCAAGCGAGGATCCCATCCCGCTCGGCGAGAAGACGGTCAGGCAGGCGTTTGTCGCGCTTGGCGGCGGGGATGGTGACGGTGAACGGCACCATGTGAAGCCGCCGCTTCATCGCCTCGTCCACATTGCGAATGGTGGGCTTGTGGTTGCCCACGATCAGCAGCTTGAACTGCGGTATGAACTCAAAGAAATCCTGGCGCATGAAGCGGGCCGTGATCTTGTCCCCGCCCGTCAGGGCCTTGAGTTTGCTTTCGGCCCAGCGACTGCCCTGCTCAGTCTCGATCGAGGTCACGACCCTCGCGCCCCGTAGCCCCGCCATATCGGTCGGATGGCGATCCCCGTGGCTCGCCATGAACATGTCCATGGGCGCGACCGTGGCGTAATCACCGAGGATTTCCGTCAGCGTGTTGGCAAAGACAGATTTGCCGTTGGCCCCCGTCCCGTAGAGAAAGAAAAGCGCGTGCTCGCTGGTAACGCCGGTCAGGCAATAGCCGGCCATGCGCTGTAGGTAGGATTGTAGCTCGGCGTCGCCCCCTGTTACGGTTTCGAGGAAACTGAGCCAGGTTGGGCAATTGCCTTTGGGCGCCGCAGCCGCGATTTTCGTCATGCACAGCGACTGATCATGGGGCTGGGATTGCCCGCTGCGCAGATCCAGCACTCCGGCTGTCGTGTTAAAGAGCCAGGGGTCACGATCCCACACATCTGTCGTCGTCGCATGGCGGCGGTCGCTGCGGGCGAGACGCTCAACAGCGGCAACGGTTGAGGCCGCCGAGAGCTTTGTTCGGACCTTTGAGGATGGCGAGCGCACTGCGGCGGCCCGACAAACCTGGCGCGCCAAATCAAAGGCCTGTAGCGTGTCCTCGCGCCTCCAAATGCGCCCGGTCCAGGTCAGCCATTGGCCCCAGCCAGCCACATAGCGCCAGGCATCAGAATGATGATCCGCGAAAGTTGACGCGAGAGCATCCTCTGAGAACCGCACGGGGCTTGGGCCGGCATTACCAGAGCCATCGCCACTACCGTAACCAGGCTCAGGCTCTAGGCCCTCTTCATCGGGGATTTCCCCATTGCGAGCTTGATCAAGGCGCCATAACCGCTCTGCTTCTTGCCGGAGGCGGGCATCTGGCCAAGGTGGGTCAATGCGCGCGTCGTTATACGCGACGATCTCCGCCCAAGCATCGGCCGGCGTAACATGCCCTTCCCGGCTGCGCCGGATCCAATACCCAATGACGCGTGACAGCGCATCGAAGCGGGTCGTCCCATCAACGCCGCCTTCGCGGACCGGCTTGGCAAATAGTTCCGGAACGCTGCCCCGCTCAGAAGGCGCGGCGTTAAAATCCAACGCCTCTGCAGCAAGGCCCTCCATCGGCGGCATCGCAAATATGGCTTCCGCCAGTTCACCAAGGTCAAAATCAACGGGGCGATAATCGAGGATAGAGACCAGCCGTTTCACACCCGACTTGGCATGAACGGAGCCCGCCACCCGAATGGGCTGGTGGGCGGATTTGAATGACGGATCGCCACCCACTTTGGCGGCAATCATCTGGCGCGCCCGGCAGACGCGGGCAATGTCTTCGCCTTCGGCAGGCTCCGTGAGCCGCCAATAGAGATGGAGCTTATCCTGTCCCTCGGGCGTGACGCCGCCCGATGCCACTTCGAGGGTTGGCGTGCCGAGGTGCTGGATCAGATGGCTGCGCTTGGCAGCGATATCGCCCTGATCGATATCGACCAAGACAACCTGCATCTGTGCGATATGCTCGGAGCGTGCGGCGCCCGCCTCATGGACCGTGCCCGGCACGACAAAGAGCGCCATGCCCGTTTGAGCGGCCCAGTCCGCCTGATGGGCGAGTTTGATGCCGAGATCCCCATCCACTGGCAGGAATGGCGTATGCGGCGGGGCATCTGGTG